AAACTCTGTGGGTAAGTGAGTTATCTCATCAAACCCTATCCAACTGTACGCTTGTCCTTGATACCTATATACATCAGCATCTTTTTCTAGGAAGCCAAATTCTATTTTAGCTCCTGAAGGAAAGCTCCAAAGTTTTTCTACTTCTTTAAACTTAGCACCTTTAAATGCTTTAGGATAAAGTTCACGAGACTTATCTATAAGTTCTCTTAACTCTGGCATTGACCTTCTAAGTATCAAAGCTCTATGTTCTGTTATGTGGCAAGAACGCAATGGGTCTATTAACATTGCAAAACTTTTACCACCACCTGCTGCTCCTCCGTAGAGTACATCTTTTTCTTCAACAGCTAAAAAATCTGTTTGAGGTCCTTCGTTGGGCATAAATGCCACATAAGAGCCTGTAGTATCTAAATGTTCTTGTATCGAATCAGGTAATACTTTTGTTTCTGATTCTGTTAAAACATTTGAAGTTAAAGCTTTCTCTTCTTTCTTTACTTCTTTTTTAACTCTAGCTAAACTTCTTGTTAGCTTTTTAACCTTTTTATTTTTAGTTTCTAATCTTTTTTTAGCTTGTAATGCTAACTTAACATTAGATAGTTCACTATTTTTAGGTCTACCTACTTTTTTTACAATAGGCTTTTGTTCCTTTATTATACACTCGTTTGGAACTTTTGTCAAGTTTTTTTTAGATTTATTTTTTTTATCTACCATAAACTTTATCTACATATTTTTTCAATCCGGGTCTTGACATACTTTTACCAGTCTCTGCTTCTAACCAATCTACTCCAATACCTAGACTTATTTCACCATGAAACACAGCTTCAGATACTTCTTGTAATATTTTTAAATCTTCTTGTATAGGTTTTAAATAACCTTCAAAGTCTGCATCTAACTCATAACCAAATGGTATAGTTGATGAAGTTCTTCTTATGTAATCATCAGGTATAAACATTATTTTTTTCTTACATTAGCAACTAAATTATTAATTAATTCTCTTGAAGCAGAACTAGCTGCTTTTTTATTATCGTAACCTTGTATTAAATCTTGGTCTATAAAAGAATCTAATTGATTAATTACATCTTGACCTTTAATAGTATTTCCTGTTTCAAAACTAATTGTAGGTGCTATATAATATTTTCCATTTCTTTCTTGTATTTGAGATACATTTCTTCTAATCATACCTGTTAAACCTACATTTGCTGCGTTTTTAAGTACATTATTATTTTGATAAGCATAATTAAATTGAGGTTCAAAAAGCTTATAGTAACCATCATAAGGAGTAGTGGGAGTAGCTAACCCACCTGTGCTTTTAAACTGTCTAGCACCTCTAGTTTTTTTAGCTATGCTTTTTGGTTGTGGGCTGTTTTGTTTTCCTGCTGCTGTATCTTTTCTTTTCTTTGCTGTTGTTGCTGCATACTCTGAATCCGATAATGATTTAATCGCCTTTTCTGGGAGATACCTCTCGCCCGTTTCTGAAGATTTCTTCCCACTCTTCGTTCTCCATTTTTGTTTGGTCCAACTTCTAAGACTTCGTTGTGATTTTGCTAGAGCCATTTTCTTAAGTAGTTATTTATTTTAGTTAAAAATTCTTTTATATATTGTATTATTATATTCATATTATTTATAGCCTCCTCCTTTGGCTTTATATTCTTTTGCTAAGAGCTGGGCTTTCCGAGCAGACCATTGACCGGCTTTACCTCCACGAGTACCTGCCTTGATTTTCTCGAAAAGCCTCTTACGCATACTAGGCTTAGTATAATTACCAGCTTTATTAACAGTTGACTTCTTTTTAGTCTTAGAGACTACTTTAGTCGTTGTTTTCTTTCTTGGCATTTTTTTCTCCTTTCTTAAAAATCTTGTCGTAGTTATCTTGGTATTGTTTTGAAAAAACATTTACTCTAGGTCTAGCACCTTTGCCACCCCAACTATCTTTTTTACCATAGATACTTTTTCTAAAGGTTACTTGAGAACCTTCATCGTTTCCTATTTGTCTACCCATATTGATTATGTTTTCTATGTGCTATCTTTTGTTCCCAATCTTTTATTGCTTGTCTTATACTATCTTCTGCTAAGACTGAACAATGTAATTTAATTGGTGGTAGTTCTAAAGCTTCTGCTATATCTTTATCTTTGATAAGTTTAGCTTCATCTATAGTTTTACCTTTTAACATATCTACAAACATTGTAGAGGATGCAATAGCACTTCCACATCCATATGTTTTAAACTTAACATCTTCTATAACATCGTTGTTTAATTTAATCTGTAGTTTCATAACATCTCCACATGCAGGTGCACCCACCATACCTGTAGCAACATTAGGGTCTTTAGGGTCAAACCTTCCAACAGAATGTTTCTGTGGATTGTTTAAGACACTCTCAAACCTATCAACTACTTTTTGTGAATATGCCATTAGCTAAATAGTTTCCATATTTTATTTATTCTACCACTTTTCATAAACTTGTGTAGCTTGTTAAATAATCTTACCATAGTTGTTTCAACTACCATTTAACCTTATGTGACCAATATCTTGGACTTAACTTACTAGGTTTAGAATCTTGTGCATTATGTCTTGCATAATAAGATTTCTTTCTAGCTTTGTCTTTTGCAGTTGTCGGATTTTTACCAGCACCACGCACACCTTGTTGTCCAAACCTTATAAGTTTTATTTTGTCACCAACTTTAGCAACTACAACATGTGATTTAGTTTTATGTCCGGGAGTACGCTTGGGTTTATTATAACCACTTACTCCTGCTCTTTCTAGTCTTGAATCTTTCTTTTTAGCCATTTAGTCCTCCAGACTATTAGTGTATTACTTCTTCTTTTGGTGGTAGTTCATGCTTAAGTTCGTATAGTTCTCCTACAACTACTAAAGCATACATGTCAGCTATCTCTATAGCTTCTTCTATATCCTCTGCTTGTATATAAGGACCAACTAACATCTTATTATCTTTTAAGACTTCAGTCAGAAATATTTTCATCCTAATATTCCTTTACCTAATATCCAACCCATTAAAAACCAGAAACCAAACCAACCCGGACTATCATATGCAAAGGCTATAAGTTTATTCAGATAGTTCTTCATAATCAGCATCCTCTAAGTCTAGTGGTTGTTTATCTGGCATTAAAAAGATACCACCACTTTGAACATTATGATTGACATCTATTCTATCTACCTTACTTACACCTACTCTATCTAATAAAGTTGTAGCAGCAGCTAACTTATTATTAGCTTGTATGATAGGTTTCTTAGAATCCATAATCTCAACAAGCTTAAAAGCTGCTTTAGGTGCAGAGTTAGCTAATACTTCTTGAGTTAGTTCAAGTATTTCAGACTTTAAAGTCTTTACCACATGATGATAATGAGAAGAATAACCAGCAAGTTTCGCAGCCTCTTTAGCATCTCCTTGTGTTTCTACAAGATGAGTAAGAAAAGCCTGTTGCTTATCAGTTAGTTCTCTTTTGTTATGTGTATTATCTATGCTTGGAAGTATAGCCATGTATTCTAGTATACACTTATATATAACATTTGTCAAGTATTTTAAAATATTTTTAGAAAAGTATTGACAAAACCCAATTACGATGCTATAATAACATTGTGCCCTCCCGGGTTCAATATAGTACCTATCTGGTACTTCTTTTACTTTCCCCTTTTACCAATAAACACTCTAAAGACTATAAAGTTTTTGTAGTTCAATACCCCTATATTAAGTCTAATTAGTATTGAAAAGTTTTGAAGTTTATATAGCCGGGTCGTAAACTAGATAGCCCTATCTGGTTAATGGTGCTTTTCTGTAATTTTGTGTGACCAGTACATATATATAGGGGGTAGGGGGTGGCACTCCTGCCCACCCTATAGACTTGAAAGCTTCCTAGTATCAGAGACTTATGCACAGGTTATACATAAGACTTTAAAGTGTGGGGATAACCTGTGGATAACTTTATAGACTTGATAGCCTTTGAAATCTAAGTAAAGGGACAAATGTTTTCTCTAGTTTACAAAGATGGTAAGATTTTGAAGTGATATTACCACCATTAAAAATTACTTCAAAGCCTTTATAATATATTATAACCTACATGAATAGCATGGTCGTTCATGGTCAAAGGATTATATAATCTTTGAAAATGTAAGTATCTATTATCATTCAAAGCTATATAAACAAAGGGCAAAAAATAATTGAAATAATCCTTGCATTTTTTCTAAATATCATTAATATAATAAACATATTAACAAAAAGCCGAAGGGGGCAAAACATGGAAATATATTTAAAACAAAAACAAGTATACGGAAAAACTTTATACTATCCGGACTGTGGAAAATCTGAGAAGTTAGCAAAGTTTAGAGGAACTAAAACATTTAGTTTATTAGATGGGTTAGCTTTACAAGATATAGGTTTTAAGATAAAATTTAAACAAATTAATTTAATATAGGGAGTAAAAAATTATGAAAGAATTAAACTTTAACGAATTAGAATTATTAATTAAATTAGTAACTAATCATTTTGATAATGGCGAACCTACTGATAACGAATGGGAATTATCGGAGACTTTAACAACTAAACTGACGAATCAAATAGATTCGCTACCAATAGAGGGATAAATAAAAAAATAATCCCCTAAAAACTTCAAAAGTTTTATAGCCCGATTAACTTCGGGCTTTTTTATGTCTGTTAATAATACATTATAAGCCTTACTTATAAACATCAATTCTAAAGCCCTCTAACACTTCAAAGGTCAAGGAGATACTAACACCTTAACCAACCCCAAGAAATGTAATACAAAGCATTTAAGATGCTGTATAT